GGTTAGTAGTACCATCTACATCAAGATCACCATTAAAATCTACGTTACCTGCTACAGCTAGTGTAGTAGCCATGTCTACAGCACCGTCAATATCAACTACATCGAGGTTAGTAGTACCATCTACATCAAGATCACCATTAAAATCTACGTTACCTGCTACAGCTAGTGTAGTAGCCATGTCTACAGCACCGTCAATATCAACTACATCGAGGTTAGTAGTACCATCTACATCTATATTTCCAGATATATCTAAAGAGGCCGCTATAATCTCGCCGCTAGCATTTATCGCACCATTAATATCTATGGTAGTGGCAGCAATCTGTATTTCTGTATCCGCTACAAGGTCTAGCTGTCCATCTGCGCTAGAATTTATGTATATAGCATTGTCACGAAACTGTATCTTTTGGTCCGTAGCTGTGGTGTTTCCGTTAGCTAAAACTTCAGTTAATGTGTCTGAAGTAGCAACTTGGTTGTCTACGTACGTTTTAATAGATTGTTGTGTAGCAAGTTTGGTGGCACTGTTGGACGCCATGTTATCTTCGTCAAGTATGTCTGTAATAGCAACAGAACCTGTACCTGATAAGCTGTTAAACTCTACTGCGGCTAGATCAGTGTTACCGGCAACAGTCAAAGTGTTATCTACAAACAAATCTGGTACAGATATATTCTGTGTAACGTCATACACTATCGCGCTAGAACCGCCACCATCAGTTGCTATAACTTTTAGTTTACCCGCTGCTACAACTACATTTGCACCTGAACCTTGAGAGAAAGTTATAGTATGGCTTGTGCCATTGTGTATAAACCAAAGTTTAGATAACGTGTTAGGGCCGATAGTTACAGTACAGTTTTGATTACCACCGCTATATCTAATATATAAAGCACGGGCTTCAGCGTTTGTAGATGTACCATCTGGCACAGTTAAAGTGTCTGTAGCTGCGCTTGCTAAAGTTTTAGCGGAATACCCAAAAGCATCGCCTATAAGCTCTAAATTCGTATTAGTTGTTACACCCCAAGTACCGGACTTTTCACCAGTCCCAATTTCTTCGAGCCTAAGATCATTTTCAAATGTACTTGCCATGTCGTAAACCTTTATCCGATGCGAATTATAGCGGTAGAAGCCGCCGCTGTTGGGAATGTAACTGTGAATGTGCTTGAGTTAGAAGACTTATCTGACCCAAAGTCTAACACCGCTACCGCAGGATTTGTTCCTCCGGCTGAATATATTAACGCTCCACGCGCAGTTATTGTTGAGTTAGTCCACGTAGCGTTAGAAAAATCTACGTACGCTGTAGTTTCAGAAGTAGTCGTAGTTGGAGTTATAGCTACCCCACCTGCAGTATAACCTGCACCCGACACCTCGTTCGTTGTTGTGTACGCGGTAGTATCCGCGTTAAGTGTGGCGCTAGAGGTATACAGGGCAATTTTATACGTCTGACTGGTATCAGCACTAAAATCCATTGTGCCGTCAAGCAACGCAAGTTTGAAAGATGTACAGGTAAAGTTACCAACAAAAGCCATTAGTTCCCCCTGTTAACAGGCACACGTGCCTGCCCTGAACGATACGCATCTCTGCGTAGTTTACCATTAGTCATCTCCATTAACAAGGTTACAGCTTGTAAATAAAGCTTTTCATAGTTTGCAATTACGTCTGGTTCACCTTTTTGGAAGCGTATAGCCTCTATAAGAGCGCCATTTAATAGCGCAGAACTAGCGTTATCGCCTAACCACGAAGTACCTGCAGTTACAATAGACGGTGGATAAGCGCCGTACACATGTTCAAGTTCATAGTTAGAATTTGGCGTTGGAACTAGTTCAATCTGTGTGTCACTATATTCTGCGTAGAACTTAGGTATTCCGTAATGTACACTTGTATTAATTGGGTAAGCTTCACGTAAAAAATTAACATCCTTGTTTAACAAGTAAGTATACGTACCGTTATCTATAACCGCGATACTGTATGTGTATAAGTAATCGCTGGGTAGCGTGTACAATTTGTTTGTGTTTGCTACTGGCCCACCATCCACTTTACGTAACGCTGGGATGTCTACTGTTTGTAACAGCTTCTCTTCCGCTTGTTGCGTAAACATAGCAAGCTGATCGTCTGTAAAAGATGTTTCACAGATGTCTTCTATATTTGTTTTAAGCGAAGCGTAGTTCATTGATTACCCCATTGGCCCTCTTGCGAAAAGGCCCTTAATAGCAGCACCTGTACCACGTATCTTGGTCTTACCTACCACCCTGCCACCTTCTTTGTAGGCTGTCTGCATAGCCTGACCTGTTTTCTTAGCCTCCATAGCTGCTGCTTTTTTACCTGCCGCATCGTAGCTAAATTCTTTATTTCCAACTTTAGGCATTACACATCTCCTAGTTTACAGTTACGTCGCCTATTGAGGCTACCATTTCCAAGTTATTAACAGATAACCCGTATAAATTATTTCCGTCACCAACAGGGTTCCAACCCCATTGAATATTCCTACTACTGCCGTATCCCGCAAAATCAGGCCGTGGATTACGTATTGCCTGCGGGTCATTGACTGGAAATTCCCCTAGTTTGTTTTGGGGGTGGTCACCACTCCAGCATTCACGACACGCTTTTATGTTAGTATCTTTACCTTTTGTTATGATACTACGCAACTCTTTTAGTTTGTAGCGAAACCCACAGACATCACATTCCGCTATAGTTTTTGTAGCAGAGGCAAACCTGTTTGTCATAATTACACCACACTTATTCTAGGCACAAAGTGCGCTGATGTTTTTTCTCTGTCTTCTGAGGCAGCCATATCAAACTGTTCATCGTACACAGACTTTAACATCTGCACGCGATCCACTAACTCAGGAACTTTCATAGCTATATGGTAGGCTAACCCTGCTACAAGGCATGGAAAAAACCTAAAGTTCATATCTGCAGTCTCTACACCCGCGCCTGCATCTTGTATCCGACGCATACGCCAGTAGTACAACACGTAGTCATTATTGTCTGGTACAGGCCAAACGTTAACGTGGGGTTCATCTCGTAGGCGCTCAACATACATCTGTATAGGACGCCCTTGTGATAACTTGTTTGGTATAGACGCGTATGTGCTTACACTAATTCTACTTATAGTAAGGTCAGATTGTGTACTAGTATTACCACTATTGGTACGTATCTGATGTTCCATTAAATCTATAGTGTCTGCCGGTAATTGATACCGAGAAGTGCCTTGCACAAGATTCACCGTGCCAGAATCAATAGTCCACATGTTTATACCACGGTTTTGCCACTCGATTGTCATCAAGTTCATAGACCGTCTAGCTGTACGCAAGTCATACCCAGAACGCATCTCGCGCCCTGCACGTTCCCATGCTTCTTCGGCAATTTCCGTAAAGTCCATATTGAACGCTGTGGTACCTGATGTTGTCATTTCTTACGCCTTTTTACTGGAGATACACGTTTGGGCTTACCTGCTGGCTGCCCTAGACGCTTCTTCTGCGCTACACGTTTACTCTTCTCAGCCTTTGTCATCTCTCCACTAGTCTTCGGAGTTTTACTAGAAACCTTCTTTGTAGGTCTGCAATATGGCGTAGCCCGCTTTTCGCCCTTCTTACGCCCACACGGTTTGCCTGTGCTAACGTCTTTCCAGTCTTCTTTGAACCAACGTTTTAACGCAGCTCCTTTTGCGGTCTTGCGAACAGCCATTACTTACCCGCCTTTTTCTTCCTACATTTTGCGATAGCCCCACTCGCATACGCGCTTGGGAAAACCTTATAAGAAGCTTTCACTTTGCGGTAGCACGAATCTTTCACCGTACCACCTTTTTTGTAGTTCTTAGTACCACAAGAAGAACAGCCGCAGCCTTTAGATTTGTAGTACCTACGCATTAGCGCATCTTACAGACTTTGCCGCCACGAGCCATACCGTAACCGCGAATCTTACCGCCACCCATCATCTTTTTGACCTTACCACCTTTTTTCATCATGGAAGGCATACTCATACGATCTTCATCGCGTTTAGCCTTTCCACGCATTTCATTAGCTTGATCTGCTAGACGCTTCTCTTGCTCTCTAGTCATATTAGTGTCAGCACGTTGTCTTTTACTGTCACCCGGCATTTGAGTTAGAGATTTTTTCTTTTTCATATTCATAGTTCTATTCCCTGTTAATTCTTTAGGCATTGATGCACGTGATATAGTCATCTAACAATTCCACTTCCGTAAACTCTTGTTTATACGGCTGTCCGGATCGTTAGCTGTTTTAGAACTTGTGTTGCGTTTCTTCATGCCCTTCATACGAGCGCAGAAAGATTTACGTCGGTTAGCAGCCTTAGAACCTTTTTTAAGTTTGCTAGGTTTTGTAGTAACTGCTGTCTTTAATTTACTTCCGGGATTAGCTTTCCGGTAGCTAGCAACGCCTTTGGCATTGAGGCCACCAGATTTACTTTTGCCCTCTTTACGAGTCCAAGCAGGGGACTTTTTGACAGAGCCTCCTGATTTGTAATAACTCCGCATACATCACCTCTAGCTGTAGAAGACTGTCATGGCAGTGATATTCGTCATCGCCGTTATTAACACATCATTTTGGCAACGTATTCCCGCTTGGGGTATATTTACCGAGTGAGAGTCTGAAGCTTTAAAATCAAGATCAAGCACTGTTGTACCGCCAGAACCGTCAGTAATGGTCAATCGACCAGCACCGCCGCCAGAAGTTAATACTTGTACCTGACGGATACGGGCAGGGCCTACAGCTAAAGATGCTGCTGCGGTAACCCGTTTGGTTTGGACGTCAGAATGAGACATACTCTAATCCTTCTTTTTTGAAGGACGCCCACGTTTTTTAGCTGGTTTTTCTTCCCACGCCTCATTTACATCAGGTGTAGCAGGATCATCCGCTTTAAGCGTGCCGTCTTCTTTTCGTGCGCGAACTTTAACAGTGCCGATTCCTCGAGCCGCTAGTTCTTCTTCGGTTGGGGGTGCAAATCTACTCATTACGTACCCCCTTATGATGCTGCGATTGTGCCGCCTGTGTCAGAACGCTTCCAATTTGTTCCGTCAGAGAAAGCCAATATAGCGGAGCCGGCAGCTCCATTAGACACAAATACAACAGTACCTGCGCCAGCCGCTGAAGCTGAAGGTGCGTTTGCAACTGTGTATGTTGGGACAACGATGTCGCCGATGAAACCGTTGGTAGAGGTCACTGGACCTGAAAATGTAGTATTCGCCATGAATATGTCCTCACATGCGAGTTAAGTGAATCCGTCTGCATGTCGTCAGTCGGGCCTGTCAGATTCACGGGGTATTCCCGATAATTGTTAGCATACCACCGCATAACGTAATATGTCAACAAAAAGAAAGGGGCCACCGAAGCAGCCCCTCTCCAAAACAAATGTTCTAAGCTTATGCGCCCGGAGAACCAAAGATTCCTAATGGATCAGATACACCAAACGAGTAACGCTCACGAGCTTTGTAGCGGCTGTTGCCAGTATCAAAGTCAGCGTCCATCGAAGTAGCCATTGGGCTACGTGTGAAGTGTTTTAGACCATTTGGAACGTCTGTCATCAAGAACCACGCATCAGTGTCTGTTAGATAGTGGTTTACAGTGTAACCACCCGGAACAGAACCGTTGTTGCGTATAGCGTTGATGTCGTTGTCCGCAGTACCTAAACGACCTTCTGTTTCTAACAAACGTGTTGCAACGAATTGCAAGTTTGGCGGAATCACAAGTTTCTTAGGTTTTGCTGCAATCAATAGGCCACGCTCATCTGTCCAACCTGCGATTTGAATGATAGCTGCCTCAAGGGAAGTTTCGTTCAAGTCCGCAGCTACTGCTGGTTCATTTGAGTTAGTGCCGCCGTCGATTAGCGGGTGGTCAGTAGCACATAATGACTTGCCGTCACCGTATGTAGTACCAGCAGCGAAAGCATTGTTTAAAATGTTAGCCGCTTTGACCTGCTTAGTGTACGCCATAGCGCGAGCCAGTGCTTTAGTATAACGAGACGATAGTGAATCGTACAAGTTATCTTCAATAGCTTCCTCAGTGATAGAGAAACCCATCGCCACTGTTTCGTGTGTGTAGCGTGCAGTGAAAGCTTCTTGAGCATTGTCATACTCAATAGAAGAGCCTTCTGACTTAGTTGGTGCAGCACCAAAGCCAGATAGTTTTGTTTCTTCCTCAAAAGAGCGATCTGATGATTCAGTTTCAAAAATTTCGGCGTGTTCTTCACCGTATTTTGCATATTCCAAACCGAACAATGCGTTCAATCCGGGTAACAGTTCTTTTAGTAACTGTGCGCGTGAAATAGCCATGAATTATTCTCCTACGATGCCGGTACCCATTTGGTGGTACGGTGAGTTAATTTTCACTAATACATCAGTATAAGCATCGCCAATAGCAGAACCCGGTTTTGTTACAAAACCAACAACTTTAAACGCCTTAGTTGCCGTAGCAGTAGTAGCGTCAAGTTGCATGTTAGATTTGCCAGTAGTTGTGTTTACTGAAGTTGTAGCGTTTTGTGCGGCTGGTAAAGGCGCATTGTGTCCCAACGCAGCTTGAGCAATTGCTCCGTCTGCTTGTACTTGGAAAGTAACATTTGGGTCAGTTACAACGTAAGCAGTAGCGTTAGCTGTCCCTGAAGGGTAATACTGAGAGAAGATCAATTGACCTTGAGCATTTAAATACTCACAGCCAACAAACACTCCTAAAGCACCTATGCCGTTACCACCAAGGTTGTTGGTAGTTGCATCTGCGCCAGTACCAGAGGCTAGTTGTACGTAACCTGCAGCGATCTCAACAACAGAGCCGTAGCCGATGTTTTGAGCCACGCCTGCAGGAGTAATTAAAAACGAATCTTGAGCGCCAGCATAAGGCATACCGTCAGATCGTTTTACGGGTACAAACCCGTATCCTGAACTTGTAGTAGACATGATATATGTATCCTATATAGATTAAATTTAAGTTCCTTTGCCGAATGTTACTTTGGTCTTGCGATCATTGAACAACGGCATTCGAGGGTCATTTTCACGCATGAGGTTGTTATCAACAGAACTCATTTGACCATCAGTCTGTTGTTGGAAATAGTCGTTTCTTTCATCAACCATTTCTATTGGCGCTTTGCAGAGTAATAAACCACCTATAACTACGTTATCTCTAAAACGTTCTTGTTCTACAGTAACCATAGAGATTTCTGGGTGATCTTCAGCTCTTACAGGCGTCCAACCTTCACGTAACTTTGACGAGACATTGGTAGCGTCTACTTGGCCTTGGTTACTTACGCGAATCCATCTGAAGCTATATCCAGCCTGTGGCGCAGGAGACGGTAAAGTCTCTGGGCGTGTCCAAGCTTTCTTACGGACAGTTTTTTCACGTTTTTCTAATTCGCGGTCTATGCGATTCTCAGCCATTTGCTTTCCTCATATCTATTGCAACCTGTTTGGCGTATTGTTCGGGTGTCAACCCCAACTTCTTAGCGATTTGTACCTGAGTGCGTGTCAACGTCACTTTTCGTGCTGCTTGGCTCCGCGTTGCGGGGGCAACCACTTGGGTCTTCTTTCGCTTCGGTTCAGCATCCTCGAAGTTTTCGGGGAATACTTGACGCATACGAGAATTAATAGCCTCGTAGTATTCATCACTTTGCGGGCTTACGCCCTGTTTAGTAAGTTTATTATGCAGCCCCAACGCTAGACTTGTCATCTCATCATCGCTACCGAACCACGTATTAGCTTTTTGCCATTCTGCGGCCCGATCATCGACTTGTACTGCCGGAGCGGGTTGTTCTACTTGTGTTTCTACAGGGGTTTCAGTCTCCTGTAAAGATGGTAATTTAAAGTTTGCTAGTCTATCGGACTTTAACTTAGCATTGGTTAACTTTTCTTGTGCATCCAATACCGCATCGGAGTCACCGGACTCATATGCTGCTTTATACTCACGTTTAGCGTTTTCTGACTCAATACTAGCGTTTTTCTTAGCTTGATCTAGCAAAGCAGCTTGGTTCTTGTTTACATTACCCTTTAACTTCTTATTTTCTTCCATAAGTTTCTGGGTAACTCTTTCAAGTTCTTGGCTTTGCCTATGAGCTTCTTCTTTAGCCCTACGCTCGTCGTGGTAACCTTTGCTAAAATGTTGGATACGTTTACGAACTTTGTCAGAATAGTCTTCAAGTTCTTCATCTGTAACATCTGCCGGAGGCTCTGAAGCCTTGCGGTTACGATCTGCTTTAGGTGTATCATCTACAACCTCCACTTCAAAGTCGTCTTCAGGAGCTTCTTCGACTTTTTCCTTAGCCTTTGGCTCAGGAGTCTCTTCTACTTCCATGAAGTCTTCTTTAGTTTTCTTGCCGGAAATATCAATTTCAACAGAACCAGAATCTTCAATGTCTAGTTTGTTGTCCTCTGGTTCCGGAAATTCAAATTCTACTTTTTGAAATGCCATATTTATGCCCTCTGAATACCTGCTGGATCGTCTACAATTGCTTCAATTGAATCATCGTTCATTAACCGATATTCAACGCCACCTATTGTAAAACGTGTTCCTGAGTTCATACGAAACATAACAAAATCGCCTTCCTTACACCAAGGTCCGGTGGGGAAACGTTCGTCATCAGAGTACGCTTGATCGCCCATGTCCACAACAAGTCCTATAATAGACATGATATGGTCTTGAGTTTTAGCTGTTTCCGTTTTCAGGATTGATGTCCCTGCTACGGTTTCTTCGGGTTGTGGTAGTGCTACCAACACGCGGTATCCCACGGGTTTAGGTAGTTGTAGTTCTAATTCAGCATCGCTGATTTTAACTGCTTCTTCAGTCATCATCGTTTTCCATATAGTTTTTCGCAAGGTCTTCAATGTATTGTTTGCTGGCTTCGAGACCCCGAATTAAGCCAACAACTTCCCTAAATTCCGCATAGTCTTTGGGTGACCCTGCGGTTAAGAAACTCTGTGCAGACGAGATGTCCTCGCCGATTTTATTTTTAAGCACGTCAAAGACGGTTTTAGCCATACTTATTTTTTACCTTCTGGTTTTTGTGTAGCTTGCATCATACGCGCAAGTTCAAGGTCAACTTTGTTTTCCTCTACACGTTTAGCAGTTGCATCTCGTACGCCTTGTCGTTTGGCATCGATAGCGAGTTCTGCTTTATCGACATTAATTTGTTCTGAAGCAACTTTAGCATCAATCATCATTTTTTGCTGTTTCTGTTTTAGTTCAGCTTGTTTGATCTGTACTTCAGTTTGATCTTTTTGAGCTTTGCGTTGCTCTTCAGCTTGTTTAATCTGCAGCTCTGCCTGTTTCATCTGTATGATCGGGTCTTGCTGTTGCTGTTGAGCTTTCTGCTGCGCGGCTTGTTTCTGATTAGCCTGCGTAAGTTGCTTGCCTGCGTCTGCAACCAGACGTGACAGTTGTACTTCCATATCCTCATCCATCTCCTCGTTTGGAGCGGGTAGTGGTACACCAAGCTTCTCTTCTATCTTAGTGCGGTATGCAAACCCTAAGTGTTCGGCTATATGCGCCTGTAGAGACGCCATAATCTGTTTGGCCTGTGGGTTCTGTCCGATCATCTGAGCCATCATAGGGTCTTGCATGAACGATGTATGCGTAGCGATATGCGCCTCATGGTCTTGGTAAATAAACGCTTTCATAGGTTTGCCTACTAGGGCGTCCATGTTCTCGCTTATCGGATCGGTTGGTTTTGCGTCGTCCTTAGTTGGGACGAGTTTATCGGCGTTCTTTACGCCTAATACTTCTATCATCTGGCGATGTAGTTGTGGTAAATCATATATCTGTGGTGCTTGCGCTGACATTTGCAGGACAGTCTGATACTGTACTACACGTTGCGCCATAGTCGAGTTATTAGGGTCACTGACAGGGATCACGTCCACCATCATGTAATCTTCCCTTTTAGCCCCTACCTCGCCTCTAGCGGGTATATAAGCGTAGTCTTCAGGGGCATACTCCGCCATGATCGCTTTAAGTAGTTTAAACTCTTGCTTCATCGCGTAATGTACGCGTGCTTGTACAGCAGCCATAGGTTTGAGTGTGCGTTCTAATAGAGCTAGTGTAGTACCCACAGGAGCGTTAGCAGACATGTCAGAGATGTCCATATCGCTTATAGCACCTAGGCGTCGTCCTTCAGTAGTAATCTGGTTGAGAAGCGCTAGGAGCGTCTGTGAAGGCTCTTTGTAAGGTAGCGGCATGATGTTGTCACGGATTGACCCTGACGGCACGTCTACGTCCTTAAATTCGCCCGGCTCGATAGGTGTATCATCTCCCTTGATACGCAATCCACGGGACTTTAACCCTCCCGGGAGGTTGGAGAGCGTACCCGCGTCTACGAGTTGACGTATCAAGGAAGTACCGGCACGGGCGTACCCACCGATAATATGTATCAGGCCAAGGCCGTAAAACCCAAATCCCGGTACATAATTATAGTGGACGAAGTGCTGGCGCTTGAGAGTGAGAGGGTCACCCTCCTCGTAATTCCTACGGACCGCCAGCACTTCACCACTTCCACGCTCAATCGTGACGACATATGGTCGAGCAATGCCATCTTCGTCATCAATACCCTCAATAAGAAGGTCGGCGTGTATTTCGTAGATAGCGTAGCGGTCATCATCAGTGAGCGAATAGCCCCCTTCTTCCGCTTTCTTCTCTTCGATGTCTGTGTGGTAAGGCTCTGGCTCTCCAAGGTCTATGTCTCTATAGAACTCTGCGGCCTGTAGCTTCTTCAATTCATTCTTAGTTTTACGCATTACGTGCGTTACACGCTCTGCAGACTCAATATTCGACGCGCCGTAAGGCACAATCACGTCTTCTGCTGAGATGTATATAGCAGCTTGACGCCCTAGATTAGGGTCAAAATACACTTTTTTAAACGCAGAACCCGCTAAACCGAGGCTATACAGCATCCGTTCGTGTTCTGGTCGGTACTCAACCATGTTTTCAGTCAATTCGTAGTTCATATCTGCCATAACACGGGCAGCCGCTTCGTCTTTTTCCTTAGTTTCTATACCAAGTATCTTAGTTTTTACTGGTCCAGCCGCTGGCATGGTCTCACTCATGGTCTCAGCTTGGAATCTTATGGCTGCCTCAGCTAAAACTGTAGAGTTAACGCCACATGCGCCTTCCCAAGGGTCTGTACGTTGCTCATATTTAAAGCCTAATACGTCTAAACCTTTAACAAATGTGTCCGCCCAGTCCTTACGCGCTTCAATATCAGCCTTAACTTGCCCAACAAGTTCACCTGACAGCTCATCAAGGTCGTCTTCACTCATCATTTCGGCTAAATTACCACCAAATTCAGAAACATCCCCGTCCATTCCGGGCATTATGGTGATCTCCATACTACCATCAGACAGAGTTACTGACTCAGGATCGACGATCTCGATTTCCATTTCAGGGATTTCCATCTCTTCCATGCCCTCAAGGTCACCTTCTAAGTCTTTTAACCCCATTGGAGCTGCGTATAGTCCTTTTTCAATAGCCATTGCTAACCCTTTTAATAATATCCGCCTCGGCGTCGTTTAAAGAACCGTTCTTCTTCAGGTTCGTCACTAGGTAATCTGATAAATCCGCCCTGCCTAAACCGCATCAAGGCCATAACTGTAGAGTCCACGAGGTCATCATTACTCATAAATGGAAATCCTGCAATCTCTTCGACCACTTCTTCAGCCCACCGTGTCTCTGGCACCCAGCAAATCCCAGATGCTACTATGTCTGCAACGGAGTTAAGTCTGGCTAACTTATCTCCTGACCCCCTATGTGGCGTGTACTCCGATACTGGTAAGCCCATACGCCGCATCTCTTGATACAAGGCTACACCAGAAC